AATTATAGTACTATTATGCACTCTAAAGGACCAAATGTCAAGCACTTTTAGCACTTTTTTTGAAATCTTTTTCTGTGTAATATCAGTAACTTAGGCGTAGTGTAGGTATGTTTGTAAGTTATATTTACTGCCTTTTTCGGGCATATTCTCAATAATAGGGTATTCCCAGCTAGGTGGGTATATAACTACTCTGCCTTTTATTGATTCAACTCCTACTCCCTGTCTAGGGAAATTTGTCATCTTTTCGTTGTCTGTGAGGTAAAATAAGAATCCTAAGGCACGAATAGCACTCTCATGATTAACCACATCTATATGTGGATCTACTATAGGATCTTCGTCTGCTTCGTATTTTCTTATTTTTAGAGATTCAAGTCCTTTGTGTGCAATCATGTTAGGTAAATTTAAGTCCTCAAGATAGTGCTCGTATAATTGTATGATATGATCTTTTAATTGTTCATGTACATCTTCGCCTTCATGATTCTTACTGTAAGAATATTGAACACATTTAACTCTTTCTTCATTGATGTTATCATGTAACTCTTCATTTTTATCAAACACCTCTACTAACTCATCACAAAATTCATTACTCAAAGCACCATCATAGATTCTAATAGCACCTATTTGTTTTGCTTTAAGTTCGTCTGTTAGTCTTTTGTTTTGATCTTTTAATCCAGCAATATGTTCTGCGTCAGATTTTTCTAAAGGTTCTATTGTTCCGATATCGTTTCTGGTGTCTTCCATACTAATTTCACTCCTCGTCTTGTCAACTCATTAATAAACTTATTACGATGTTTTCTTTTACCATTATTTATTGCGTCAATAATTTCTTGTGTTGGTGTTTGTTTTAAATAGTAATGCCTCATTCGCCAACGCTTGGTTGGTCGTCCGTCTTTACCTTTGATTGATTCCTTGTGGCTGGGTTTGAATTTTGGTGGCATCACTTATCTCCATTTTTTAATTTACTAATCTCCTCTCCGTTAGCTTTAATACCAGCATCTTGCATAGCGTCAACTAATTTTTGTGCTTTCTCCTGTTGCGTATCCCGATGTAACTCAGGATCAACAATTTTCTCTAACTTCAAGAATTCTATCCTTGTATTTGGAACATACCTCCATGTATAACCATCATCTCCATATATTCCAAAAACTGTTTCACTCATTCCAATTTTAACTATTAAGGCATGTTGCCCATCTAGTCTAACTTTATCGCCTTCTTGGAAGGCGGGGTTAAATCTGAACTTAGCTCCTTTAACAAAAGAGCCAGCCCAATCTCTAATTGAGAGTCCGACTATTAGGGTGAGTAAAAACCCTATAAACTCAATATAGAAATCTGATAAAACTATCTCGGGCATTTATTTCTCGCTATGATCTGTTGATGTACTATTTACATACAAACCAAACCAGGCTGCTCCAGCTCCAACCACTACACTAACAAGCCCTGCTTGTTCAGCTCCTGGTGAAGGTAAAGCCATGAACCAGTTTGTTACTTCATATAACAAATATATGTACATGCTAATAAATGCTCTAGGGAATAATCTCCATCTACTAAAATATTCAGGTGCAATCCAAATCCAACCTCTATCGTCAGGTGCACTCCACCAAGGTTTACTAGGCGGTGCTTCTGGTTCGTCACCAGGTATTTGAGCTTTTAGTTCTTCATATTCCGCTAAACTAATTTCTACAAAATTTTCTCTTTTATCTGCCATTGTCGAATAACTCCAAATAGTTTTTGTTATTACCTTTTGCTTTTAAAAGGTGGTTAACAAGTTCACTACTATTTATACGAGTTTTTAACTTAGCAAAAGGAATATACCCTACTCTTAGGGCAGGATCTCCTCTCTCAGGCAAGTCTAATCTTTCTTGTAGCATTTGTCTAGCATTTTCTACTCTAACATTGAACTCTGTCAAATTCTCTTCTTGTAAATCTTCTCCCAACCAACACATGAAACTAGGTCGTGCATACTCCTGAGGACGATATTGTTCTTTCTTAATATCAAAATCATTAGAAAAAACTATCTCAGCAAAGTGTTTACCTACATGAGAGTAATTAATATATAATGTTCCAAACTCTCTTGTTAATGTAAAGTCCTCATAGTCTGCAGGAAATAATTCCATTTTAGCATTAGGATCTCCAAACATATATCCCCATCGAGGAGGAAAATTATGTTCAACTAATTCGTGGTAATGAATAAGATTATTTAATCTACTTTGTTCTTCATCTGGGTGTTTATTGTCTGCAAATATATCATGCAGTTTATTCATATCATCTGTAGGATCAATACCTAACATGTAAGATACTTTATCTATCTCATCTTTTATCTGTTGCTCAGACTCTCCCATAAAGAATATTTCTTTAGATGTTGATTCGTTTTCTTTAAAAAATTTGGCAAATCTTTTAGCAACAAGAGTGTCTAATACTTCCCATTCTATGTCATTAAAATTTAAAGTCGTCATATTTATCCTCTGATTGGCCTCTATCAAATACAGGAATATCTATATTTGAATCTGTTAATTGTTTCTGTGCTGAAGGATCTAAATCAAATAATTTCATTCTAGCTCTATCAACACCTATCATAAATCTTTTGTTTCTTGTAGGATCAGCATATCTGTTTTTCAACTGTTTAATCATAAACTGTCCAAGTTGTTCTAGTTCTTCTGTACTAATAATAGCAAACATTAAGTCTGCTGTAGCAGGAAGACCAAAACTTTCTGAGGTATCTGTTAATGAAATATCACTATTATCATAACCTCCTCTTGTTGTCTGTGTAGCACTAACAATAGGCACATCTTGTTCTACTGCTAACCCTCTCAGCTCTTCTGCTATACTCTTAATAATTGTGTAAGAGTTAGCACTACTACCTGCTCTAAATCTACTACTAGAGCAAATGTTTAAATAATCTATAAAAATAATATCTGGAAAGAAACTTCTTTTTAGTTTCAATTCATTTATTAATGCTTTAAAATGTCCACTATGTGCAGACGCTGTAGGNNTATTCTTTAACAATTAATCTACCTTCTATCTTATCATTAATTTTTGTAATCCTATCATCATACATTGCCTTAGATAAGTCTTTTAATTCCATTATAGGAATATTCATTAGGTTAGCATCTATCCTCTCTGCTATTCTTTCTTCTGACATTTCTAGGGTAATATATAACACATTTTTACCCTTAGAGATCGCCGCTGATGCCATATGACACATAAACAGGGATTTACCTACACCAGTGCCTGCTAGTGCTATGTTTAATGTCTTATTAGATAATCCACCCTCTGTTATTTTATTAAACATATCTAAATCAAACTCTACCTTTTCTTCCAACCTATGATAGAAGTCATATCGTTTATCAGCATCTTCAATAAAATCATGTCCTATATTAGTATCAAAACCTACACTCAATGCCTCAGATAAAATACTAGGCAAAGCATCTGTAGACATATCTTTCTTTTTACCATCTATAATTTGGATACTTTCCATAACACCAAGATAAAGAGCTTTATCCTTACAGAACTTTTCTGTTTCATCTACTAACCAATCTCTATTTACTTCATCACCATTTAGACTGTTAATAACTTCCATACATTTAGCATGACTATCTTCATTCAAAGATGTGTCTTCATTTACTGCTAAAATAATTGCCTGTTTACTAGGAGGATTATTATACTTTTCTACAAAGTCATGTATAATTTTAAACAGTTTCCTGTCTTCGTGTGTCATAAAATAATCAGGTTTTAGAAAAGGAATAACTTTCCTAACATACTGATCATCCTTAATTAGGTTTTCTAATATAACTTGTTCAATTCTATTCTTCAATTGGGTCTTGTCCTTCTCTTAATATACCATCACCATTAAACTTAACATACTCATTATATACATCTCTTACACAAGGCATACAGATATATACTTCTTCTTCGTCAGTATGAAAACAATACGCTTTATCGTTTTTCTTTATTACTACTCCGCAACGATCACAATTAGACTTTGTCGTACTGTTCTTGAACATCTTCATCAGAAACTTCTTCCCCCATCATCTCGACTGAACCTATTGTAAATCTTTTCTGTACCCAGTCTGCGAATCTTTTATCCGATAATATCGGGAGCCAAAAGTCTTTACCTAAATCCTTGGCTCTATGTTTTATATCTGCCACTTCACCTGTTTCAGGATCTATAGCTTGATACCAGCCAACTGTAGGTTTATGTACGAATCCAGATTCTAATGCCATATCTAGTAACCCAGACCATTTACTAATACCTGACTCCCATGTAACTTCTACAGGTATTTTAGACTTCTCTCTAACAAATCTGGACTTTTCAACATTAATTACAAATTCATAACCCATTATTTCTTGTCCTGTTTTTTGTTGTCGTCTACCAATAATAAAAATATTATCTGCAGAATAATAAATGCCTGTGCCACCACTAACAACATCTTTAGGAAACAATCCTATTTCTTTATATGTGTGGTTAACAACAATAGCAGGAATATCTTTAATTGTAAGATGAGGTGTAATCATTCTAAATAAAGATTTCATTTGTTTAGCTCTTGTCATGTCAGCAACACTTTTACCTTCTAAAGCATCTTCTACTTCNNTCTTTCTTAGAAGCTAAGTTACCAACAGAGTCAACAATAATCATAATATGATCTTCTCTTTCAACACCATTCAATTGTTGCATTACATCATGTTTTAATTGTTCAATATCTGAGATAGGACTATGTACGACTCTTTTCGTATCAATATCAAATGTTTCAAAATAAGATTGAGGAGCTCCAAACTCACTATCATAAAATAAAACTACGCCATCATCATATTTGTCTAAAAAAGACTTTGCCAATAACATAGCAAAAGCTGTTTTAAAATGTTTACTTGGACCTGCAAATACTGTAAGTCCTGGTGTTAGTCCACCATCTAATTTCCCACTCAACGCTACATTAACTGCAGGTACAGATGTTTGTATCAAGTCTTTATTACTAAAGAACTTGGAATCTGTGAGAATATCTGTTTCTCGGATTGTAGAATTTTTCTTAATCCTTTCCAATAATTTACTCATCGTTTCTCCTATCCTTATTAGCCCATAAGGCCGTATTCATTATATTAAAATCATTATAGCACAATCCAGAAGCATGGGTCAAATCTTTTGGTAAACAAGTTCCACCAAATCCTTCCTTTCCGTCTGGACCTGGAACAGCCCAATGTGTGCCTCCTAAGTTCTCATCATTTTCTAAGAACTCTTGTACTGCACTATAATCTATATCAAGTACTTCACATATATGTTTGAAGTCATTTGCTAATCCTACTTTAACTGCTAGTGCAGCATTTCTAAATAGTTTCATAGCACTTGCCTGTACAGGTGTAACAGGCTTGACAAATTTGTTTCCCCTAGACATCATATCAACAAAATCATCGTGATTGTAATGTCCTATAAGAAGATCTAACATAGGATTGTCCACGTCTTCTTTCCAATGTTTTTCTCTTAAAAACTCAGGCATAATAATGCAACCTTTATTAGCGTAATTGATACATTGATCAGGTCCTATCGTACTTCTAATTACAGGAGTAACTCCTATATAAAGTTGTGATAGTATCTTATCTATAATAGATGTGTCTAATTTTTCGTGCTTTAGGTTAGTTGGAACACAAATAAATCCATAATCTATTTCTGCCCAATTATTTACTTCATGGCCTAGATCAGGATCGTGAATATAAACATCATAGTCATCATCTAGATGTTCTTTAATCAAATACTCTGTAGCTTTACCTACAAATCCGTATCCAATAATTGCGATTTTTGTATTTTTTGCCATTGTTTATCTATCTCGTCTTGTTGATCTTTAATACGCTTATCCTGGAATTTAATCCTATCCGATTCGTGTTCTGGATTGTAAGATCTCGATTTGTTCTTCCTTCTTCTTTGTCCAGTTCTTTTCATTCCTTTCTTTTCCTTTTATGATTTTAGGGGTGAATTTTGTTTTTTGTAAACGCTCTAGTGCTCGTTCACGTCTTGCTTGTCTGCCTCCTGTGGCAGAATATTTTCTGTTTTTACCGTGCATTATATCTCCTCAATAATTCCTAGTATCTCTGCAATAAAAAATGCTGCTAAAAATACTTGCCATGCCCATGGTTCCATGAATACAAAAGGTATCATACAACCACCTACTCTGAAACCACTTTTCCATATGCTATATATGAAGTGGCTATCTCTTTCGTCTTTATTTTTCATCCGAATAAATCCTCCAATGTTGCTTGAGGTTCTGTATTCCACCCCAAAGGTTTAATAATATTTTCCAAGGGATCAATAAATGCCTTTTGGAATATTGTGTCATAATCTACATACTGATTTAACTTAAATTCATGAGGAAGTTTCGTAACAAAGGCAATAGTATTTTCATGTATGCCATTAGGTTCTTTTAAATACAAAAATTTAATCTTATCACCATCTTGTATCTTCTCATATTTTAGTTTTAAATTTTGTTTATCCAACAAATGATTATACAGTAAGGAACCTCGAACATGTATTGGAGTACCTTTCTGATATATGTCTGCTGTAGATTGATATTTTAATAGGTTGTTACAACCTCTAGGAAAAGCAATATCCTCAGGAGATCTACTCTTAAAGTCTGTCTTTGCCTCTTCTATAAAATTCTGTAAGTGTTCTTCATCTGAGGTTAGTATTAGTCTAACTGCCTCCTTTAACGATTCACGAATAGGACCTGGCGTCGAGGACCTGACAATTTCTAGTCCCATAACTTTTAACTTAGGTTCTTTTAATCTCAATCCTTCATCATCTAAAACATTTAAGGCATATCTTTTCTTTGCCACAAATACACCTTTGTCTGCAATAACCTCACGCTTAAAGTCTATTTTATGTTCAAAGGCATTAGTGTAATTACCTAGTTTTGTCATTGCCTGTGCAATAGCAGGTTCTATTTTGTCTGTGCCTATCTTATCTAACAAGTCTACAACCTTAGCAGTATCTTTGTCAGGGAAAAACTCATCTACCAATTTTTTACATGTAACATAACAAGAGTCAGTATCACTATAAAAAGAATACATTTCGTTATCTGTACCACATACCTTGTTCATATAATCATCAAGAGCCTTAGCAGTATCTCGGATAACAAGTTGTCCTGACATTGTAATACCTTCTGCAATTCTGTCATCATAGAATCTAAAGTACTGGTTTGCCATGGCACCATATAAACTGTTTAACTGAATCTTTCTTGCCATCTGAAAATTGTTGTATTTACTAATCTCATTCTTGTGAAGTAATGCACCTGTATCTTGGAAATCCTTTTGTGCCTTCTGCATTAGTTTTTTGTATCTTAATCTATCATTAAAAAACTTTTGTACTATCTCAGGAAAGTATCCTTTCTTCTCACGAGTATAACAAGAACCATTAGCTGCCATAGCATAGTTCTTTTCTTTTAGTTTATCTAACTTGTATCTATCTAACAAGTCATCTACCTTAACTTCATATGTAAATCCAGGAACAATAGTTTCAGGACTCATATTGTACTGCATAATAATAGAAGGATATAGACTTGTAGCATCGAAACTAGATACCCATTCATAACTACCAGGAACAGGTTCTTGTACATAAGCACCTTCTATTTGTCTATCTTTTCTTCCACCACCTTGTCCTATAACTATCTTCTTTTCCCATAGATGATTGTACATCAAACTATCCCAGGTTCTAACAGCCGAGAATACATCATTATAATTACACTTGGCATCATATGCCATTGTAATAGCAAGTTCAATAAGTTTCATTTTATCTTCTAACTCATCAACAAGAACTGTATCTACAATATTATATTCTACAAACCTATTCCAGTCACCTTCATAAAAGTCTTTAAATGTTTCAAAACCAGATTCTAGTTTTTTATGTCCTAGTTCTGTTTGTGCAATAAAGTCTAGTTTATAAGACTCTCGAGTCACATAAGTAAACTTCTTATATAAGTCTAAATAATCTAGTTGTGCAACACCTGTAATCTCATAAGCAGTCATTTCTCGATTAGCAAATCTAATAGGACGCCTATTAACTAATCCAAAAGGAGAAAATCGTTTGTGTTCTCCTTCACCTAATATTCTTTCTGTTCTTGCTAACAAATAAGGAATATCAAATAACTGACTATTCCAACCTGTGATAATATCAGGACAGTTTTCTTCCCACCACTCGAGGAATGTTTTAATTAGAGTGTATTCATCTTTACACCCTATCCATTCTATATCAAACTTTTCTGTATCTTTTCCAGGAGTGAACTCTCCCAATCCGAATGTTGTTATCTTCTTGGTGTTGTTGTTTTGAAGTGTGATAACTAACAATTTCTCGGAGGGAGAGTCCACATTTGGAAATCCACCTTCTGATGTTGTTTCAATATCAATAGAGTAGATAGCCAACTTTTTAGCATCCCATTCTATTTCACCAGGATAATTCTCGGTAATATATTGGTATGCGTAATAGTTTTGTCCAAATATTGGAAAATTAGATACTTCTTTATATCTGTCAAAAAAGGCGGTTGCCTCTTTGTTTGTCTCGAATTGAATAGGTGCTACATTCTCACCATATATGCTTTTATAGTCTGAAGGTTTGTCAGTCTTGACAAATAGTGTTGGGCTAAAATCGTGTTTAGCTGTAACCCTGTTACCATGTTGATCTACACCACGGAACAATATCTTGTTGCCGTAATGTCTCGCATAAGTATAAAAATTCATAACAACACCTTAAACATAATATAGACATTATGCACTCTTT